CTAGCTCTTGTGGCGGAAGAACCTCTTCTCAAATGCTGAGGTAAATCGAAATTTTGCATGCCTCTAGAAGTGCTAGAACACTCTACTAGGGCGCATTGCTTTTTCGTTTGGTAAATGAAGTCGTCTTGATTTTCTATAAAGTCTAAATTGCTCCAATCAGACTTGTCTCCAGTGAATATCAAATCTTTAGGAAGATTTATAGTTATAACATTATCAAAAAACTTATCATTAGAGCAGGTTCTAGATGCAAATAAAACTTTTTTATAATCGATGCAAGCTTGCAAGTATTCGTTTCCTTTTCTAATGAAGCTAGATGTGAACACTTGGCTAAATGCTATCCTATAGTCTGACAAATTGTATTGAGCTTTGGCGTTTCTTAATTGCATTTCTAAATCTTGCCCTTCTGCATCAGCATTGTAGTCTATTACTTTGATATTTATTTTTGCTGCTTTAAATAGCTCTGATTGGTTACAGGTGTCAATAAAAATATCTGCACCAGCGTTATCTAAAGTTATCATAACCACATTAAAATACGTCATAATATAATTAAAATATTTAACGTGGTTATTCAAATTCCCGAGGCCAGCGTAAGTGTGAACAAGGATTCCTATGCCGGTTTCCTCGTCTAGTTCCATAACAGATATAGCAAAATAATCCGCATTTGGACTATCGCTCATATTCGGATCAATCCCAACGATATATTTTTTGCCGCTATTTCCTTTTATTAACGTGTGAGGATACTCGTCTTTAAGAGTGCAAGCTTCCATTTTCTTTGCACTAAAATAGCTATCTGATCCATCAGTGAATTGAGCGCAATACTCTCTAAGGAAAGCCGAGTGCGAAGTTCCGCCGCTCTGGGCTTCTTCAATAATTGTTTTGTCTATCATTTCTGGCGGCAAAGCTTCGTACCCTAATTGAGAAACAAAATAAGTAGAGTCTTCTTTGTCCGGAGAAGTAATTTTGTTTATCCACTCTTGATAAGTTTTATAAAGATTCTCAAAAGTATAGCTAGCAGAAGACAAAGCTATCATTTTAGAACTATTAACAAATACCATACGATCTTCTTCTTGCATTTTCCCTGCTTTGATTAGCAAGTCTTCCATTTCTCTAATATCTATACGCCTCTTCATGTCTTGAGGAGCAACTAGGAATGGCATCAAAACATTTTTGATAATTTCTTCTGGCAAAAGCAAAAACTCATCAAGAACAAGAATATTCGCACGGAAACCACGAATCTTTTCGCCGCTTAGAGGAATAGCTCTAATCGAGCCGCCATTAATGTCCCATTCGTAAAGATCATTCCTTTTGCTCTTCGCTCCGAAAGCTTGTAGCAATAATTCAGCGCCTTTAGTTTCGCTCATTTTTTCTATATTATTAAATATAGCTCTAGCTGTACGAAAAGTAGGACCAGCGACAAGAATCTTTGTATTAGGCTCAAAAACGCATTGTAATACACAGTACACGCTAGCAATAAATGATTTAGCGCAACCACGCCCCCACACGCACATAGAAAAGTTTCTATTAAACATGCCTTTAAGAGTTATCTCTTGATAAGGCGAAAGCTTTATTCCAGTTAACAAATAAGTTGTTAAATAAAGATTCTGACGCAAAAATTTGCACAGAGTAATCTTAGCTTCTTTGTCTTCCAGCTCTCCTTCGAGCTGCGCAAAAATAGCGTTGTAATTCTGAGTGTTTTTTTTGTATTTAGGTGTTTCGTGCCACATATTACAGTAGTTTTAAATCGTACATTAATTGTAAGTCGTATTTTTTATATTCTCCACCGCTAAAAAAGACCCTCTTCATTACTCTTACGCATTCTTCTCGGCCATCGACAAACAAGAATTGGACATTGGTATATTTTTGTATTAATTCTCTTACATTAAAGAAAACAAACTCTGGAGTAACTTTAATTTTCTTAGATACATAATTTAAATATTGAAAGCTTAAGCACTCTTGTAGAGGGCGCTCTATCAATACAATAAGATTAGCTTCTGCCGCTACTGATCTTTCTATTTCTCGGCAAAATCTTTCGTATCCGCCGCTCATTGTGCCAATAAAATCAGAGATAGACTTTCTTTCTATATAACATTTATTTTCTGGATCATTTATAGCGTAGTCTCCAAATTTTAAGCCCTTAACTTCGGTGGGGTAATCAATAACTAGAGGCATCTGCTCTCTAGTATCAATATAAATACTAAAACCGTCTTTTATTTTGTATTTCAGCTCTTCTTTTGGGTATGTGTATTTGATTTTATAGCCCAAAGAATTGCAAATGTTATAGTAATCCAAAAAAAGCTTATGATAATAAGGAACGGGAGGGCTAGTAATAGACCTAAGCTCAACTTCAGTAGGCGCATAAATTAAGTTGTGTTTTTGCTTTCTTTGCGAAAGGAATCTTTTTAAATATTCTTTCTGGCCGTCAGCAGTTTGCTGGCTAAGCCATTTTTTCATAGAGTTTTTGTTATTAAAATCGTTAGAGAAGTAGTAGTCTTTGTTTTTGAAGTTTATTAATTCTCCTGTGAGCAAGTCGTGTCTCGGTTCATGAGCTTGGTAGTACTCTACCATTCTCAATTTGTGAGACTTAAGATGTCCATGAAAAGATTTATCTGTTTCGAATTCTAAATTGCAAATTTTACATTTAACCATCTAAAACTTCCTCCTCTGTGAGACCAAAAATTCTGGCTTTAATATCATCCATAGATGATAAGCGTCCGATCTCTCCTTTTAAAATTTCTCTTCTCATATCTGCCATTTTTATCATTTCTTTCCTAGTGTCTTCGTCTTTCCACATCTGGACCAGATTAAGAATAGAGGCGTGATCTTTGACTAAGCTAGAAAGTCTTTCGCTTCTCTTAATTTTGAGATCGTTAAGGAGTTTTTGCTGACGAGTAACGCACTGATTGTATTCTGTGCGAGCAGAAGTTACCGCTTCTATCAATGGCATAGGAATTCTATTGCCAGAAGTCATTTCTATGTCTATTTGCTCTTGAAGAGTTTGGATAGTTCGTTGAATATTTGCAGATATTACTACTTCTGTTGCTAATATGATATATTGGTCCACCTCTTCTTGAGTCAAGTCTGCTTTGTCATAAGCGTATCTTATAAAGCTGCTCTCGAATAGCTCTCTGTCTTGATTAGTGCCATATGTACCAATCTGATGAAGAAATCTATAAGTATGCAAGTAAGAGATTAGAGAAGTTAAGTCTTTCTTTTGTCTCGCCGTCAGCTTGTCTTTGTCCAAACCATTAAGAACATATTTATTTACTCTAACCATAGCCCTTTCCGAGTTTTTGGGCGGCTTATAATCGCCCTGATCGTCTTCTCTATCTGAAGCGTTAGCGATAACTTGTTTGGGTAGGGAATCTAAATACTCTTGCACACTTCTAGCTTCGATAGAAAGGTTATTTAAGCTATAGTTATTAAAGAGATCTCTCGACAAGTCTACCGCTGTCATCATAGAAGCGTTATTAGCAATGTAGTCCTTCTGGTCTTGAGTAAAGTCTATTCTATCTTTAGGGGTGTATTCGCTTTTAGTCTTTATTTTTAGCTCTCGCGAGGCTAAGAAGCCCTTTACAGCTTTTCCGTGTTTGCTTCTACCATCTAAATTTGGGATTTCTGGAAAAATAAGCTGAGTAAGTTCCAAAAGCCCAGGAGGGTTGTCTTTCCTGTCGTTCCAGGTTTTAATTATTAGATCTTTTTGTTCTTGCGTTAAGTCTATTTCAGTCATATATCTATTTCTCCGTTGTTGAGGCATTCTTTAGCTTTTTTTATTATAGCTTTTTGAATGTTTCTTAGTTGCTTGTTGTAAGTGGTCTTAGCTTTTTTGTCGTACTTAAACTCTAAATTTTTGCACACATATTCTTCAGTTTTATTTTGAATATATAGTAAATCATACACTCTCCACTCTATTGGTTTGAGTATTTTCTTCATTTTTTCATGAAGATTAGCCGCAGCTCTTTGAATATTGTATTGAGGAGCTGATTGATTATTGATTTCGTAAGAGTGGTCCTCTACCGACACGGTCATTTTCAAATCGTAAGCATTCTTTTTTGTTTTTACCCAATTTTTGTACATTGGGCACGACTTATCTTGCTTACCGTAAATTTTACATTCGCTTTCGCCTATAGCAGCAGCGCACTTAAGGCAAGGCCGGGCATAATTTCCATAATTGTTTCTAATTAAGTTTTTTATTTGATTAGATATGATGCGGTTTACCCATGGTAAGATAGGCTTGCTCTCATCATACAGGTTCCATTTTTTGTATATATGGAATCTAATGATTTGCGACACGTCTTCGAAGTCAATCCAGTTGAGAGCAGAGAGAGTCCATTTGTTTTTTCTCTTTACTATTTCTGTATTGATTAAGCTAATGCAATTTTCAAACTTTAGTTTATTCTTCTTCATTCATGGATTGTCGAGACGGATAAAATCCAGCTTCTCGTTTAAAAGACTCCAAAGCCTCTGTCTTATTAAACGCTTGGGGCCTAGAGATGACATCTTCTGAACTTTGTCCATTGTGAGTACCCATTAGGTTATTCAATTTAGATCCTCTATTGCTTTTTATATCAATATCGAATTCTAGTTTAGAAATATTCGGCACTCTTTCGGTCGCAATTTCCTCTTCTTCGTCTATTTGTGTAATCCTAGGGGCAGATTTGATTACTTTGCTTGCTGTTGAGAGAGCAATCGAAAAACCAGACCCGCAACCAGAACAAAATTTTGGTTTATCAAAAGAATATTCAGTGCCATTACCACATTTTTGACAATAGATTCTCATATTAACAATTATACACTATATGATTAAAAAAAACACTAAAAGTTTTAAATTTAAAACAGATAAAGGTGTAGAGTATTCTGTTAGTAAGATAAAAATACCGGCTAAAGACAAAGCAGAGGGGCTTTGCGATTGTCCGGAAAATGAATGCCCTCAAATATTTATAGAGCAATCCCTCTTGCCAAGAAGAGAGATGTCTGTAACTATAGAAGAGTTCGCTCATGCTTTTTTTTGGGATAAATCAGAAAAGAATGTTCGCAAATTTGCGGCAACTTTAACAAAGTATCTACACGCGAACGGTTGGAGAAAGAACCTTTAGTTTTTTAACTATAAATTTTACTAAATCGCTTCTCTTAATGTCTTCTTCGGTAAAGTGGAACGAGTAAAGGCCTCTTTCTCTGCTCTCTTCGTCTGAGAATATAGCCTGAAGCTTCTCGAAACCGCCAGACTTGCCATAAGCCAAATCTGATTGATCAGGATCTGCTAAGATAAAGCACTTACTGAACTCTCCTACTCTTGTCATTAGGGTAACTATTTCTTTTTGAGTGCAGTTCTGAGCTTCATCTAGAATAATGGCTTTGCAGTTCCAACTCATGCCGCGCACGAATGACAATGGATGGCTTTGAAGTCTGCCTTGATTGTTTAGAGATTCAATAGATGGCTTAGATAAGAGTTCGTCTAGCTTATCGGCAAAAGGTAAATTATAATACTTTAGCTTTTCATCAGCGTCTCCGGGGAGGAAGCCGATTTTGCTATCGCTGCTCTCTACTGGAGATCTGATATACATAATATCACTAACCTTCTTTTCCTTAATCAAGTGAAGAGCGCAATAGATACTTAGCAAAGTCTTAGACGACCCGGCGGGGCCGCTAATGAACATCATTTTCACATCTTTGCTTAAGGCTATATTTATGAATTCTTTTTGTTTGTCTGTCCAATTGAGATCTCTAATCTTTATTTCTTCTTTGAATTTATCTTTTTGAAGAATCTTTGGGGACTTATCTTGTTTTGACATTAGTAGTATTATATATATATAAAACAAAAACCCCTAAGTTTTTACACCTAGGGGTTTATTTAAGTAGTTTAAGTTATATTAGAAGGTCCAGCGCAAACCACCAGTGCCGACTAGGCCATCGAATTGCTTAAGAGCAAAATACAAGTTACTAGTAGAAAAATCATTCTTGATATAAGCTACTTCAGTGAATGCATCTA